CCCCTATGCCATTGAATTTCGTGAACTCCTTAACTAATTTTTCAGTTAGTCGAAAGTACGTGCCAAGCGTTAAGAACGGCCGCTTTTCGGTAATCAACGACACTGTTGCAACTATGCATGCAGCAAACTCAACTTACAACTGCGATTTACAGCTCAGAACTGATTTCTTCTATTCTGGGGCAAACACTAAACTAGTCGAAATTGACTGCCATTCCAGCTACTACGGATACAACCGCAAGTACATTGACGAGAATGGTGCTTACGATCCGTCTCTTGCTATAGAGGAATTTGCCAGGGTAGCTCCTGAAAAGCGAGTCGTCAAAAGTGACGTAATGGCGTTACTTCAAAGTCACACGCAACGTGACTCTCACGAAGCGTACCTCTTCAACATGTTAATCTCCTACGGATTTGCATTACTCAAGAAGATGAACAACGACAAGTTAGAAACCTTAAACATCTCTACCCCTGAATACAGGGATAGCCACTATCAAGTCAACCTCGCCGACTCTACCGGTGCGATAACTCAAGAGATTGAATTAGGCGTGCCTAACGATTGCGAGGAGATGGACCAGCCACTCTGGGACTTGAGAAGAGAAGATAACTACTTTAAAAAGCCTTATTATCTGCATTACAACGCAGCTTCTAGAGGTCAAGAGGTGTTTTATCTGTCTCACGTTTTTGGTAGAAAGCGCAGAAGCAGGGTCAATTTCGATCTCGATATTAGCGGGATTGACACTGAACAGTTAACCCTAGACCCACTTAATGGGAAGGGGTATTTGCCTGCATCTTACGACGGAGTGCCCTGGGACAAGCCAGAAACTCTGTGGATGTGGATAGTTGATTACGTCAAGCTAAACAGGCTAGAGCAGAATTTTGCGCCTGTGGTCGAATGCTTTGCTGCCGTAGCGACACAACCGCTCTGGGAGTCTTCAGAAGCCTGTGTCTGGCAGTTGGCCAAAAAAGTAGTTTCGCTCTCGAGTTTTTCACCCACTAGAGCCAGATTGAGGACTAACTTAGACGGTGAACCCTACGTAGTAGACCCAGAAGCGGTTTCTTTCCTTTATAACGAGGTTGTGGACCCAGCATCCTATTTGTACACGGCAGTAGTTGCGAATTATTACGAGTTGTATGGCTTGTATACTCTGCTTGACAACGAGGCTGCGAACCGCGAAAATTGGCGTGATGTATATACATCTACGATCGATGATCTGGGCGTCATCAAGACTCATCTTTGCCGAGCCGCGTGTGTGAGTGTGGTCACTGGCCTAGAGATAGGCACCACAATGCACGAAGGCTGCTTCACCTACTATGACACCAGTGACATGTCGTTCTGCGAGGAACTGACTGATTGTGTGTCACTTGACGGAAGCCCGGCAACCATTCCTATCACCACGATACCTGCACCGGTGTCTGGCTCTCTAGTTCTGGGCACCCTTTCTGGACCTTTCGCGACGGTCCAACACCTGAAAGGGCTACAGAAGCTTCCAGTACATGAGGATAGGAAACACGCTTATAACGCCATTGAGGTAGTACAGCTTGCAAACGTCTACAGACTGTTTGGCAACGATACTACCTTCCAATCGCTCTACGGTCAAAAGATGATCAACCCGTGGGCGACGGCCGCCACCTGTGTGACCCAAATGCACTCTACAGGCGCCACTCCGGTGTTTGACGACGGTTACCTTATCGTGCAGAGCGAGCCAAGAGGCGGAAGACACTATGTCATTCCAAATCTGCGCTCCCTTACCGCGCGTGACGAGGCAACTTTAACGATCAGACAGCCAATGCTGACTGTCACTGACTTCCAGAAACGTACATTGGAAGCCAGGCCATTCGTCAAAAGCGAGAAGATAACCCATAAAGCCGAATTCAAAATAAAGGCAACGATGTCGACCCTCAAGAACAGGTTTATAGCTAAGCCAGTACCATCCATGCCTAACGAGTCGGTTTTTCGGTTCAATCCGGTTACCACTACTCCGCGTATGCCCGAGGGTACAAGAGTAACCGCGACTCAGGAAGCGACCGAAGACATTGTCCTCACAACACAGAGTATGGACAATGCAGGAGCTGTAGAATAGAGTCACCAGCTGCCAAGTCTCCCGTATTGGCAAAACAATTGATAGCGAGGCGCGAATATACCGCTTTACACAGAGAATCATTTGACGTGATGACTGTGGAACCTACCGAAGAGAGATCCGTCTTTCGGGATTACAGGTTCAGGGATGGCGCCGTCCCAACGGGAATTAGGATCTCTGGAGGAGGTAGTTTAGAGGCAGCCCCATTTTCGGATGCTGATTTCGTTCTCGTAGACCGTATACGAGGAAAGTTTAATCAGGGACCGGTTGTAATAGACGTGTTAAACACATCTGCTGCGGGGTTTGCTGTTCCAGGACCAGGCTACACCTTCTTATATATGAGAGTCAACCAGGAATTAGTCCCAGTTAACCCTCAAGTAATGGCCCTTGCAGCGCGTCACTTTATGGGTGACTTTAACGTCTATTACAATGATCTATCTGATTTAAAGAACGTGCGCTTAGTTCTAGGCGAATCGGATAACAAGATAAGAAACAACGCCACATTACAAGCGCTACCAAAGCCCAAGATTAGTGGCTCTCACCATATTCACTTCACAGCAGCTGAAGTGTGGGGAGTTTTGACTGATCAAGAAAAAGAGCGAGCTATGCAATACCGTCGTTTAGGCTGCGATCTAACGACTTCTTTTGTAGCTGGTGTCATGATATGGCTGGTATCATTGAATCCCGAGCTCTACGAACTGGTCGCTGCCTCTGATTTGCTAGATTCCATGACGGTTAAGGAATTTGCAAAGAAGGCAAAGCGGCTTTCGGTACAAGCCAAGTCACTTCAAAACGTCGTAACGCAAGACTTAAGAGTTTTGTTTGAAGCAGACGTCCTAGTAAACAGAGTTACAGGTGAAGTCGACTGGGCCGGTGAGAAGGAGCACCGCACTAAGTGTAATTTAGCTCAAATCTCACCACAACGCGTTAAAGAAGTAGCAACCAGGCTCTTCAACGAAAACAACGCACTAGGGGAGCGACCAAGACGCTTCGAGTGGAAGAAATTCTGGAACAACAGGTGGCAGTGGTCAGCTGCAGGAAGTATCCACTCACAGTACTCGGAAGACATGCAATTTGTGTCAAAGCAAAGAGAACTTAAAAACAAGTTCATTGCGCTAATCACAATGCCGGACATGCCAATTGAGTATTTCTTGGAGAGGAAGCCAGAGATACGAGCCTGGTCCTCAATCAAGTATGAATGGGGTAAATTACGTGCTATTTATGGAACGGATCTTACTTCATACGTACTGTCACATTTTGCCTTCTACAACTGCGAGGATGTGCTCCCAGCTCATTTTCCAGTCGGTAAGAAAGCAAGACCATCCTATGTTAGGTCAAGAATCAGATCAATCTTAAGTGGTAGCATACCATTCTGTATAGATTTTGAAGATTTCAACAGTCAGCACTCAAACGAGTCCATGATTGCAGTGATCGAAGCATACCTCGAAGTATACCAAGAGTCATTTTCCAAGGAACAGATTATGGCTCTGCAGTGGACAATACAAAGTATAAAAGAAACTCATGTTATAGACAATATGGGTACGAAGACTGAATACCAGACGAAAGGAACTCTTATGTCTGGTTGGCGTCTGACAACTTTCGTAAACTCCGTCCTGAATTACGTGTATACCAGAGAACTAATAGGTGAGTCAAAAACTGTGACCAGATCTGTCCACAACGGGGACGACGTCTTAGTTGGCATAACCAACCTAGCGGTCGCCCGTGACGTGGTCAGGAATGCAAGGAAGTATAACGTCCGACTCCAGACTGTGAAAAGCAATCTTGGTTCTATAGCAGAATTCTTGAGAGTTGATCACGCCAGAGGAGAATACGGGCAGTATCTGACGAGAAACATCGCCACGCTGGTCCATTCTAGGATCGAGTCTCAGAAAGCCGTCTCCTTAATCGATTTAATCGAGGCAATGGAAGATAGGTTTGGAGAATTTTTTACACGCGGTGGGTCTATGGATTTAATAACTAGACTCAGAGACAAATACTACCAGCATGTAGCACCAATTTACAACGCAACAGTTGAGATAGCTTACAAGATAAAGCAGGCTCATAAAGTTGTAGGAGGTGCATCAAGGCTTGCAGATGCCAGCATAAATTACATCATAAAGCAAGCCAAGACAGTATCAGAGGTTGAACTTCCAAAGAAGTTACCTGGACTAGATTCATACGCAGATGAATTAATAGCATCTCTGGGACTGTCAAGACACCGAAAGAAGGTAAGAGAGAGAGTACAACAAGCAACGCTCAACGCTGTTCAACTAGTACGAAAGGCCATATCTGTGGTCAGTAATGTTGATATGAAGCGGTCTCGAGTGCTTAGAGCTCTCTACAAGTCATACGCTGATGTGGCTGACTCTCCGATGTTCGGAAAAGCTAAAATGACAGGTTTCGTCATTGATGTGCTCGCGAATTCCACAAAGTTGCGAACGCTCTCGATGAAACTAAGAGGATCACAAGATCCTATAGCATTGCTGAGTGTTATAACTTAGCGCTAGCCCGAAAGGGAAGAAACGAGTCG